GCTGAACTCCACCAAAATGGTTTCGTACAATGAAGGTTTGGTCAAACAAATCAAAACGACCAAGCAATCCGTCATCAACAAACTGCATGATGCTATAGACCTCTTCAGGTCTTCCGTTTTCAATAGGTGTGCCAGTCAATGCAAATCTAATAGGAATTCTAGATGCAAGTTTCTTTACCATTTTGGCACGCTTAGAGCGGAACCCTTTAATAGCGGTGGCTTCATCGCAGATGACTGCGCCCCACTCGTAGTCCTTAATCAAATCCCAATCAGCCACAATGGTTTCATAATTGCAAATCAAGTAATCTGTTACATCTTCCCATCGTTTAGTTCTAACAGTTTTTGAACCATCGATGACAGTTGTAGACGCATTGGAAAACTTTTTAATTTCTTTTTCCCATTGGTATTTAAGACTAGACAACCCAATAACTAATACAGGCTTTGTAATCTCTCCATTGTCTTTTAACTTTTCAATAGCAGCAATAGTCATACAAGTTTTACCAAGACCCATTTCATAGGCCACTAACATCTTCTTACGAGCAGCCATCTTGTCTACAGCCTCAACTTGATAGGGCTTCAGTGTTCCGTTAAATGTCATGGCCTATCCAATGGCGTGGGAGCCTTTGCATACGAACCGCACACCGCACATTCCATATCTAATAGGTATTGAGAAATCTCGTAATCTTCAAACGATACTTTTACATTCCAAAGAGTGGACTCGCAATGTAAGCACTCATGGCAAACGAGTTGTGCGTAGTCCATTGTCCCTGTGTAGTCGGGTTTGAGTTCACGAGTTGACTTAGTCATAGATAGGCAGCCTTCCCTAATATGGAAGTCTTTGCAGTCTTAATTCCGTGCTCAACCTCTACCTCAGTCATATCTCCAACGTCTTTTACGTCGATGCCTCGGTAGTTGAAATAGTACAAATCCATACCGTACTTACGAGCCATGACACGTATCTGCTCGTTGGCTGTGTGCCCAGCCTTGTCGTTATCAAATGCCGCAATAACTTTTGTTGCTCGTCGCATAATCTTTGCTTGGTCTTCGCTGATGATTGCGCCGTAAGTAGAGATTGCGTTGTGACCTAGACCTGTAAGACGCACAGCATCTAACGGCGACTCAACAACAATGAGCGTGTGTTTAGAACTCATTATCTGCACACCAAACACGGTCTTTGATTTCTTAACTCCTGCTGGTTGATTCTTAAAGAAACGACCACGAGCACCCTTCTCTTGCCAACCTAACAAAACGCCAGTATCTGGGTCTCGTATGGGGAGAATCCATGCTTCATTTTTTGCATCCCACAAAACACCGTGAACTTCTACAGCGCCTCGTATTAAGAACCTCTTCTTTAATTCTATATCTGGTGGAGTCGTGTACACGGCAAGTCGAGCCTCAGACATTGCAATCGCTGGTTCTTCTGGCTGTATGTACTCTGGCAAATCTTTAATACGGCGCATCAAAGAATCGAGAGGAACTTCCGCACTCTCACCAATGTAATCCTGTGCATCAAAATATGAAATGCCCTTTACATCAGCAACTAACGTATAGATGTTTCCTTTGTACCCGCAAGAAAAACAAATGTGCACTCCACTCTCGGAGTTAATCCACCATGATGGCGAATGGTCTTCTTTACCTGTGCGCTTCTTATGCATAGGGCATAGACCATTAACCTCAACACCACGCTGGGAGTAAAGGGGTAAGTCTAAACCAAGAAGAACTTTTTCAACATCAATCACACACGACTCCAATCGGAGCAGTACTTACACTTAAATACTTTATCTTCGTCGTGGAAACAACCAGTCTCCCAACGCCATGTCAATGCAGTCTCTGTTGGACCACAATTACGACTTGCTACTACCTTTAAATTACGAAGTTCTTCATCTTCATCAATTGGTTCCAGACCCAAGATGACGTCAGAATCCTGAAAAAATGATGATGAATAACCGATTGAGTCTGCTGTTACCTTTCCTGCCCGCATCTTCCATAGGAGAGTCTGAGTAGTAATGACAATGGGCTTATCAATTCTCTGGGCTAATCGTTTCATTCCACGAGTAATGTTTGTAATCGCTTGTGGCGTATTCATTTCTCCACTTACTTCATCGAGCATCAAATACACACCATCTACAAAAACAATGTCTGGCTTTGTTTGCTCAATCTTGGCTGCTAATGCTGAAACAGTAATTCCGTTGACTGCATCAACCAAGTGGAAAGAGTGTTCAGTCTCCATCTTGTTGAGTACATCTATGTAACGGCTTTCTTCTGCTGGTAGTAACTTACCTCTACGCAAACGTCCATGAGAGATATGCGAACGCATAGCATCGTGCCGTTGTTGTTGTTCGTGGTTGTTCATTTCAAAAGATTGAAACATCGGAGACTTACCCTGTAGATGAATATTGATAGCCATCTTCAATGCAATCTGTGACTTACCAGTCTTTGGTGGAGCAATGATTGTTACGAGTTGCCCACCTTGCAAACCTGCAGTTGCTTCATCAATCTTGGCAAACCCAGTAGGTATTCCCAAAAACTCTTCGTTCTGTAACGCTTGGTATTCTTTGTAGCGTTGTTCGGTGTTCTTAGTTAAGTCAATCTCGTGAGTGCCAAGAACACCCTGCTCGTTAACTTTGGTAATAGTTCTTTCCATTGCAAGCAATGCGGCATCGTGGTCGTTCTCTTGCAACTCCTCAATCGCAGATTCCAGACCTTGACGAGTAAGCATGCGACGACGAAAATCAACCATCGTGTCAAGTAGGTACTCAATGCTGTCTTGTACATCAAGTACTTTGTAATTTGGATAATGGTCTTTGACAGTTACTGCTGTTGGTACTTCGCTGTACTCGCCGTAATGCTTACGGACAAACGCCCATACTCGTTTGTTGTCATCGTCTAAGAACCAGTTCTCGCTAACTCCACGAGAGAGGGCAGGGACAATATCTCGGTCACGGATGACCTTACTAACTAGCCGTGCTTCGTTGTCTGCTGCCACGTTTCCCCCTTAGTGAAATCTTTCGCCACACATGGCGCATTGCAAATATGAGTTACCGTTAACCCATACTCGATTAACGTCATGACTGTGACACATTGGGCAATAAACGTTTGCTACGTTTCCCATTTGAACCCTCCCTCAAGGATTAGATGTTGTCTATTTGTACACCAGCCGAGCCATACTGTGCAACTCGGCTAGGTATATCCAGTACAGCCTTTAGGTTGGGGCGATACGGTAACCCAGCAACTAACTCCTGAGAGTCTTCATAGAGTTGCCAATAGTTAAATGGGTTTACTACCCGTCGTTCTAACTTCTCAAATGCTTTATCAAGCAGGTCCTCAGTCCAGCCTTCGCTTTCAAAAGCCGCCAGTTCTAAAGATATCTCGTACTTGTTTGACATGACCCACAGTTTGTTAGCGTTCTGTAGGTCAATGTTTCCAACCTTTGAGGTTGTCTTCTTAATCAAGAAACTTTTAGTCTCCTCTTGAATTACGCCAACAACTAAGTCAATGACACAGATTACTTGAGGAGAGGAGACATTTGAAATGTCCCCATCTTTCATAGGACTTCTACCTTGGCGTATTTCACTATGAAATCACGGAACTTAACAGCATCATCGCTGGCATCTATGGCTAACTCTTCTGAGACCTCATTAGGTACGAGGATTGAGTAATGCCCACGATTCATACGCATCTTGTCCTTGACAAAGTTAGCGTGTTTACAGACAGAAGTTTTGCGCCATACGGGGCAATTACAACGGGTGCTCTTTGTTCCAGTATCAACTTCAACTTCAAAAACACCAGCAGCATTGGCAGAGATAAACAGTTGAACTGTTCTCCAAGAACTCTCCACGCTCATGCCTTTCATTGTGCGGCTCGCAAGTCATCTCCAATTATAGGGACTCGCACAAAGGCTTCATTGGCAAACGATGCCATTGCTTCCTTGTATACGGCTTCCCAGTTCTCCAGTCTAACATTGGTAGTTACGATTGTGGGTAAAGCCTTGTCGTATCTTAGACGAAGAATTTCATCAAATGATGAATCGTTGTAATCAGAGCCGTACTCTTTTCCTAAGTCATCAATAACCAATACACGGACATTGAGCCAGTCAAACTTCGAACGACCATGGAACCCATCGAGTTCATAAGTGGCTTCCCGCTTATCATCAGGCATCGCATCAAAGGTTGACTTTTTACGAGACAAAAATTCAGGGTAAGTCATATAGTAGATGGGCTTAAATGCAAGTCCATAGTCTTTTTGATTAGCGCTAAGGACCTTGCAAGCCTCAGCATCATCATCGGGAAGTCTACGAAGGAACTCCATAGCCGCAACAACAGCGTGAGTTGTCTTGCCAATTCCTGGGCCACCATCAAACAAAAGGCCAACACCGTTTACACCGATGTTGCCAATCTGCTTGATGACGTGCCCGTTAGTTGCATCCTCAATCCACGTCGCTACTTCATTTGGAAAGTACCCAGCACGGTCAACAATATCCTGTGGTTCAAGACCAAAGAAGCGACGTGGGATATTAGAGGTGCGAGTTAGCCAATGACGTTTAAGCGATGACAACTCATTTATGTCGTACACGTTCCCCCCAAACTAAATATTAAAGAATAATCTTAAATGCTACTGCGCCATTAAAATGTACTGGCTTGTCTTTAAGGTCTTTAGCATCTGTTGCAATCATCTTGATGCTCTTCTTAGGGGTATTTGCAAGAATCATAGCCTTAAGCCAACGCTTGCCTGCTGATGCGTTAGAGAACGCTTGACGACCTGTAAGTGATGGAGCCTCTTGGTCATCACGGACAATTGAAAACTCACAGAGCCATGCTCCGCCTTTTTCTTGATTCTTAATAAGTTCTGCTTCAAACATTGCATTAACTTTTTTAGCCATTGTCGTTCTCCTTCTGCAGTTCTTCTTGGACAATCGTTCTAACTGTTTCCTCAGTCAACTGAGGTTGACCGCCCGTCATTGTATTGGGAATCATTTATCTGCTCCTAATCGTTTTTCATAACGCTCTAATTGTGCACGACCAGAGAGCGAGTTCTGGAACACACGACCATCGCTGGCTGTGAGAGTGCCTATCTTGATGGAAGTCTCTACTGGAGCATTGACCTTTGTCAAACCCAAGTTCTCCCGTGCTTGATTCATCTTCTTGCCAAATGATGCGAGGTACTTTTTGTAGAGAAATGGAGCCTCATCGCCAATCTGCTCAAAGTTTCTTTCATCCGCAATAAACAGACGAAGCAACTCTAACTCGACTAAGGCTGTGGTGTTGTATTGGTTTCTGAACTTTGCAAGGGCGCCTGATAACGACTTGACGTTGACGGTACCTGGAAGTAGCGGGTATAGGCGGCCCACTTGATAACTAAACTCTGCAGCGACGTCCATTGGCGTCCACTCATGTTCTGGTCGTTTTCCACGGGTCTTGGGGTCGGACTTTCTAATCCGTGGCTGTGCCGCTTCTTTCGGTTCAACAAGCCCAAAGCCTGCCAGGTCTTCTCCATCATCTTCCCATTTTCTCATAGGTACCTTTATTTCTTTGAGGAAATCCTTTTCCTCAATATCTTTTAATTTATAACTATCTTGACTATTAGGTACTAATGGCTTATCTACTATTTGGCTACGTGACCTATAGTCATGTGAGGTGCGGTAATTTGCAGTGCGGTAATTTTCATCCTCAGTGCGGTAATTTTCGACCACCTCGTACCAGTCCATGCCCTTAAATCCATTGGCTCTCCTGTTCTGACTGCGGGTCAAGAAGCCAGCCGATTCTAAGGCTTTGAGGGCTGTTCTGACAGTCTTGTCAGATGATTTGCCAGTCTGTCTACCCAACTCGGCTATAGAGGTCTTAAAACGGCCTCCAGAGCCCTGTAGGTGGCATATGGTGGCGAGCAGTCGGAACTGGTAATCGGTCAGGTCAGCGTTATACGCCTCAGCAGGGATTCTCACAGGTCGTCATCGAAGGGAGAGATATCCTTCATATCGCCCTCCTCGGCTAAGCGGTCTCGTATGGTCTCGGTTAATACATCCAGTACGGCAGAGGTTACATAGGCCGCAAGGCTCTCTGCAAATAGGGTCAAAGTCGAGACCATGACGTCGTAGAGTTCTTCGGTCTCAGTATCTTGGTCGTAATCAATCTCAATGACATCCAAGCCGTCAGTGATATCCCACATCTCTAAGCCGTAATCTTCTAAGGAATGCAGTACAGCGTGAGCCTCAAGGCTGTCATCCCAAACCATAGCGAGTACGTCGTGCGGCTCAATCTGCCTCATGACTTCTTTGATGGGGTTGGAGCAGATGGTGATGTTCTCATGAGGGAT